CAAAGACATAGAGAGAATAGTGAAATAAGTGATGAATTTAGAGGTACACCTTGGAAAGATAGAGGATATGTAGCTTGGTTAGGATGGGGTGGTACTGAGGGTATTGAATGGGCATCCAACAAGTTAGAAGAAATTAGAAATGAACAACTAAATAAAACAAATAAAAAAGATTTTAATATGAAAAACAAAAAATTAATTTTTAGAGACTACAAACTTAAAGATGGTGATATGATTACTATTGATGGTGATATGGCAATCGGTTCATCTGTATTTATTGTTAAAGAAGATGGTACAAGAGAATCTGCACCCGAAGGTGAGTATATGATTGAGGATGGTACTACATTATTTGTTGATGCTGAGGGTTATATCAACGAAGTAAGAACTGCAGCTACAAGTGAAACAGAAGAAAATATGGAGGTAGCTCAATACCAAGTAACCCCAGAAGAAGTAATGGCTGTTGTTAATCCTATCTTTGAGGAGATGAGAAGAATCATCGGTGAACTACAAGCAAGAGTTGATATGTTGGAGGGTAATATGCCTAAACCAATGGATGAAGAAGAAATGGAAGAGTTTTCAAGGGTTGATAATTTAAAATTTAGATTGTCAAGAATTAGAGCAACTCAAGTCTAAGACTTAACAAATAAACACAATATCTATATATTTGTATAGAAATAAAAAACTAAAAAAAAAAATAACAAAAATATGAAAAGTTTAGGTAAAAATTTTAAGTTTGCTATAACTGACAACACAACTTATGCTGGTAGAGATGCAGTTGATTTTTTCAGTGAAGCACTTTTAGATGGTACAACAATTAGAACATTTAGAACAATACCTGGTGTAAAGTCAAAAGTTAAATTACCTCAATATGATGCTGGTAACTTAATCAAAGACGCTGGTTGTTCTTGGAGCCCTGCAGGTGAGGGTACATTATCTCAAAAATCTTTTGAAGTATGTGATAAAGAATTTCAATTAGAACTTTGTGTTACTACTTTTGAAGCTAACTTCTTGGGTGAATACTTGAGAGCTGGTTCTAACACAGGTGAGGTTGCTCCTGAATTGTTCACTAACTATATGTTGGAACAAGTTAAGAAAAAAGTACAGAATGATTTGGAATTAGCTGTATGGCAAGGTGATGCAACTGGTTCAACATACCCACAAAACATTTGTGATGGTTTACAAAGAAAATTGAGTGCTGATACTACAGTTATTGATGTAACTGGTACAACTGCAATCACATTAAACAACGTAATTGCTGAAATTACTAAGATTTATAATTTAATCCCACAGACAATCATCGGTAATGCTGACTTGGTTATCTATGTTTCAACATCAATCTACAAATTATACCAACAAGCAATTGCCGCTGCATCAAATGAGGCTTACTACGTTGGTGCTAAAGAACCTAACTTCTTAGGAATACCTTTAGTATGGAGTCCTGGTTTACCTAATAACACAATGGTTGCTGGTGTTAAAACTAACTTCTTATTATTGACTGACTTGTTAGATGATTATGAATCAGTGACAGTTGTTCCTCAGTGGAATGTTGCTGCTGTAGATACATTAAGAATCGCAGGTAGATTTAAATTTGGTGTTGATTACCTTATCGGTGACGAAATCGTTTACTACACATTCTAAATATAATTGGACTTAAAGGGGGGTGAATCACCCCCCTATCATCAAAAAATAAACAAAAAAAAAATATAAATATAAAATGGCTGTTTGTAATAGTTTAACAAGTATATTAAAAAGCTGTGATAACAATGCGGGTGGTATTGTAAAGTTTTACATCGCTCCTGCTGATTTTGTTACTGGTTTTACAGAAAGTGCTGGTATCATTACTGCCGTTACAATGTCTTCATCAACTACATTTGTTGAGTTTGAATTTAATAGAAATACATCTAACTATGAAGAAGTCCCTACGATTGATTTAGTTAATGGTTCAACATTTTATTCACAAACTTTAACACTTCAGTTAGCAAGACGTGAAGCAGTAAAAAGACAAGCACTATTACTTATCGCATCAGGACAACCTGACTTGACTATAATTGTTAAGGATAGTAATGGATTGTATTGGGGATTTGGTTTTACCGAAGATAAAGTGAATTTAACTGGTGGTGGTGGAGGTTCAGGTACGGCTAAGGCTGACTTGAATGGTTACACCCTAACATTCACAAGTGAATCAGCTGAACCTCAGTATGAGGTAACTGAAGCGGCTGTATTATCTATAATCTAATTCGCTATAGTGATATAATACCTTCCCAAGGTAGTAAAACCCCCAACTACAAGATAGTTCGGGGGTTTTTCGTATAAAAAAAACCCTGTCTAATGGGAGCAAGACAGAGTTCATATATAAAACAATAAACAATACAATAATAAATATCACGAATTTTGTAAAAGTATAGATTTTTTAAAACTTTTTTACAATAAATTTTTTTCTATATTCGGGTAATAATCTTGGAATTAAATATCCATATGATTTACTACCATCATTATCAATAGCACACCCACTCCTAAAATAATCCTCAGCTAATAATTCTTTCAATTCGTTGGTTTTGATGAACCAACCCTGCTTTAAATGTACGAAGTAATAACAATACCAATTTGAATTAGAGGTTCTAATACCTGAATCCTTTCCACGACTTTGATATTCAATATAAATATTACCAGTGTCATTTGTTGGAGTAATTTGGTAATCACTTTTGATTTCATATGTGAGTATCTCATTGTTTGGGGTTTTTATTTTAAAATCAAATTTATTATTGTTATTCATTTCGATGATTTCACATCCATTATCCTTTAAATAGTCTAAGACTATTATTTCAACATCTTGCCCGATTGCTAAATCGTTCTTAAATTTACCTGCTCCCATATTTATTGTTTATACAAATAAATATCTGTAGAGGTATTTTATTTTGACATTGTCTATAGTTTAATAGTTAAAGTTATGTTAAAGTTTTTTTTTAATTAACAGAGGGGGAATATGATATTTATTACTATAAAAATTAAAGATGATAAATATTGATAAAAATAGTACCAATAAGGTTATATTGACATTGACTGAGAAGAGTACATTGTTAAACCCCATTTATTTATTCAGTTTTACATCAACAACTGACTTTAACAATGTGGTTAATTTTGTTGGAGCTGATACTTCGATATACAAGAGTAGATATAATGAATTTGATATAATTGAAACTGGAACAACATTTGTAAATTTAACTGCTTCAACCATTAATTTAAACCCTCCTGGTATGTGGGATTATTCGATATACGAAGGTACAGGTGTTACATTGAGTATAAGTGCCACCACTGGTAATATAATTGAGCAGGGGAAGGTTATTGTTGATGGAGAGGACTTAACTATACCATTGGTATATAGATAAAAATAAAAAAATAATTATATGAAAATATTTGGATTTGAATTTGGTAGAAAAAAAGATAAGGTGGATATAATCACTTTACCTATGGGTAATACATATAACCACGAAAAATTTTATAGTGTATCAAGACAAGGTGTTGGTGTGTCAAGAAATGGTAGTGGGTTGAATTATGACTATAACATCCCCGCTGTTACTGAATTATTAAATAGCAATTACATATATTTTGGAGAAGACAATCAATATCCAAATATATTAAATAATTTATATTATTCTTCACCCTTCCACGCATCAATTGTGGATTTTAAAAGACTTAATTTAATTGGTGGGGGTTATGAGGTAACACCTATGTTTGGTGCAACTGAGGCTGATTTGATAATGATTAAACAGATGGAATATATGTTTGATGAAAACACCATTAATAAATTGACTATGGACTTACTTATACATAATAGAATTTGTATTAGGGTGACTTGGAATACTGAACATACAAAAATCATTAAATTAGAAAGGGTTGAACCAGCAAATGTTCGTAGTACAAAGAAGGTTGATGGTAAAGTAAAGAAGTATGCGTATAATATAGATTGGACTGCAGCATTAAATGCAAGACAAAATGATTATATTTACATACCAGCTTTTGATTCTTTTGATAAAAGTGAAAAAGAACAATTATATGTATGGCAGGGATTTAGTCCTGGTTTAGAATATTATACTCAACCAACGTATGCTAATGCTGCGAATTGGATGGCTCTTGATGGACAAATATCATATTACCACAAGTCTAATATGGAGAATAGTATTAACCCCTCAGTGGTGTTAAAATTCCCTGAAAAACTTGCAAATAAGGAGGAGGAACAACAATTCATTCAAAATTTAAGAAGAAGTTTTACAGGAGCTAAGAATGCTGGTAAAGTTTTAACATTCTTTAGTAATGGAAGGGACTTATTACCTGAAATAGATGTACTACCAGGTAATGAATTGGGTGATGATTTTGCTGTAACAAATGAAACAATCATTAAAAACATTGCTTTTTCTCATACAATTAATCCAATCATAATGGGTATTGCAGTTCCTGGTAATTTGGGTGCTGGTGCTGAGTTGGAAATTGCTTATAGAATCTTTCAAAATACATTTGTTAAACCCAACCAAAAGACATTGAATGATGTTATTAACTTCTTCTATAAGACGAATGGAGTTAAAGCAACATTCACATTAAACGAAACTAACATTTTAATCTAAAATAACACTATGCTAAACGTTTTATTCGTAACAGAACAATATCTACGTGACAACCTACCAATCAGTAGAAATCTAGATACAAAGGATATTAAACCAAATATCCAATCAGCTCAAGAATTATATCTCCAAGAAATACTTGGGAATAATTTTTATGATTATCTTCAACTACAATTCTCAGCACAGACATTAAATAATGATGAGGTTACATTGGTTCAAGAATATATTAAGCCAGCTGTAGCATATCGTACATTAGCAATGGCTTTACCCTTTCTTGCGTTCCAAATTAAGAATAAGGGGCCTCAATCACAGAGTGATGATTTTTCTTCTCCAAGTCCTGGTAATGAATTAAGATTTTTAATAGTTAATGCTGAAAATAGAGCAGAATTTTACGAAAATAGATTACAGCGATATTTATGTCAGTACTCGTCATTGTACCCACAATTTACTGTAAACAATAATGACATAATCCCACCTGTTAATCGTAATGCTTTTACATCAGGTTTATTATTTTATTAAAAACAAAAAAACAATGAAACAGACATTAAATGAATTTTTATTGAGTGTAGGGTTATCCCTATTAACATTCTTTGCACCCGCTGCTGGAATATTATTGGTTGTGTTAGGGTTTGTATTCCTTGATATACTTACTGCTTACTGCAGGGTAAATAAACAACGTAAAGAAGGTATTAAAGTTAGATGGACAAGTAGAGGTTTTATAAGGGGGTTTTTGCCCAAGTTGATAGGTTATACTTCTCTTATATTATTATTCTTTATGTTGGATACATTCTTATTGAATGAATTTGTTAAATATGTATTCCCAATACAAAATCTTTCAACTAAAGTGATTAGTTTGGGGTTAATTTATGCTGAGGTTAAATCCATTGATGAGAATTGGAAGGTTATGTTTGGAAAGGGGTTGATGAAGTATATTATGGATATGATAAATTTTGGAAAAAAAATTAAAAATAATCTTAAAGAATTTAATACTGAAAAAAATGGAGAAGATAAATAGAAAATCATATGTGCTTTTGATAGGTAATAGTAGTGTAGAATTATTCGACTATTTTATGACTGATGAACTACACGGATTAACGAGAATGGAAGCTGAGGCTTATGTTGAAAGTAAGGATGATGCTTATATTGCTGGTATGGCTAACTACCATCCAATGGATAAGAACTTATCTTTATTATTTAAACCCTATGTATTTATCAATAGGAAGAGATTAAAAGGTACATATGAGGATATAGCCACATTGAACCACGAATTGCTCCATATGGCAAGATTATTAGCTGGTGGTATAAATGATAACAACGAAGAAGCAATCGTTACTTGGATTGAAAAAGAGATAAAATACATTGTGGATAATGGTATTATAGGTATTCTTCAACAACCTTCGAGTTATTTAATGTAAATTCTTTTTTCCATAATTTTTTTTTAATTCCCTACACTCCCTGAGCAATCAAAGTGTGGGGTTTCGTTTTTATATAGTTAATGTTTTGTTAAAATATATTAATAACTATACTTTTTATTATCCTATTATATATTTATTAATAAATAAACAAATAAAAATTATGGTTATGAAAAAAGTAGTAAAAAATTTAAAATTCGCATTAGTATCAGGGGATGAAATTATTGGGTATGCTCCAACAATTACAGAATTAATAAAATATATAGGTATATCATTTTCCTATGTTTATGCACATAAAAATAAAAATATAAATAATGATGGTAGTTGGACTTTTAATTATAAAGGTTATCAATACACTATTTATTCTCTTGAAGAAATGTTGGATGTATTTTATCATAAATACCCTAATGCACAAACTAAATGGATAAAATCATTAATAGAAAAAAGAAAAAAAAGATTGGAGGAACAATAAAAAATCCCCTACGTCAATAGGGGATGTCCATACGGAATAAATCAGCAAATAAATCAGTAATAAATATATGAAAAATTCTAAAAAGTTAATAATGAACACAGGTTTTTTACCAATAAATTATAAAATAATCCAAGAGCTTGGAGTTGAAGTAGGTATGTTGTTATGTCTATTAATAGATAAACAAGAATTATTCAATAAAGTTTTTTATTATACCGCACAATCAGCTGAAAAAGAAATCAAAATGAACAAAAAGGTTTTTATGAAATCTAAAAAGATTTTAGTTGAAATGGGTTTAGTTAAAAGCTGGAATGGTGAGGGTAATAAATCATACTTCAATTTTGATGAGGATACCTATAAAAAATTAGAAGAATTATTAGGACTACAGAAGTCCCAAATAGATACTACAGAAGTCCCAAATGAATACCACAGAAGTCCTAAAATGGTACTACAGAAGTCCCAAATACATACTACAGAAGTGCCAAAATGGGACTTAAATAATAACAAAGAACAAGAACAAATAATAAAAACAAAAAATAATAATAAAGAAGAAGAACAAATTAATAATAATATAGAAAATTTGGTTGAAGAAGATGAATTAGATTCATATTTGAGTGGGAATAAAACATTCAAAATGGAACCAATTATACAAAAACCTAAAAATAGTGTTTTTAGCAATATTGAAATATAATACCTTCAACCCCCGATAGGGATAAACTTTATTCAAATACTTATGACAACAAAAATATTAATTAACAATCAAGTATATTCAACTGAAACTCATTATTGTCCTCCATACTCACACGGACAGAATGGATATAAACCCTTATCATTAAGAATTAATGTGTTAACTGAAACTATCTATTGTAATTCAAGGGAATTTAAGAATTATGATGAACTCTATAACTTCTTAAAAGAAAAAGATAAGAGTGGAAGATGGTTGAAAAATTATCATAATTTTTTAGGAGATGAGGATGGAACTTATTTAGATAATATGTTCTTCAACCTCCGCAGGAGATATAAAATATTTTTATCAAAATATGACTTTTCCCAAAATTCAATATATTTATAATAAAATTAGAATATGAACAACAAATGGAAAAAGATTAAAAACAAACTTGATGGGGATGAGTTCCTTTTAGAATCATTAACCAAAAAAAATATTACATATAAAAGTCATTTTATCCTACTTCAATTCGAAGAATTATTAAGCGAATTAGATACCTTTTATTTTAACGATGTTTACCTCCACAATAAGTCAAATAAGGACATTGTGGAGGATTTTATTCGTGAGGTGTGGATTCAATACATTTATCTAAATTATTTTATTCAAAAGGAAATGTACGAAGAATGTAGGTTGATTAGTAACACCATTGAAATGATAAAAGATTTTACTTGTAGAAACTTCAACTATGATGATAAACAAGTTGTAGTACAAATGTTAAATGATTATTGTGATGAGGTTATAACCGACATAAATGAAAAATATGAGATAAATTTTTTAAAAGTAGATAAATGAAGAAAATCGTAAAATCGCAACATATATTAATGAAAATTGAAAAAAAATTAAAAAAACAATTCCAAGATGCGTGTGAAGAAAATTCAATGACAATGTCCTACATATTACACAATTTTATAAAATCTTATGTTGAGGAGAATGAAAGAATTAAGAAGGAAAAAATAGAATTATTATACAAAGAAAGTAATGTAATGTATAAAATTCGCACACTACAAGATAAACTTGATAACTACAATTACAATCAATAAAATTATGGAAAAAAAATTATTAAAAGGTAACAATTTAGAATTATTAAAAACACTTGAATTCAACTCGGTTGATAGTGTTGTAACTGATGCCCCATATGGCTTATCATTTATGAATAAGAAGTGGGATTATGATGTACCATCAGTTGAGTTTTGGACTGAGGTATATAGGGTATTAAAACCAGGGGGACATATCTTATGTTTTGGAGGAACAAGAACTTATCACAGAATGGTTGTGAATATCGAAGATGCTGGTTTCGAGATAAGAGATTGTATCCAATGGATATATGGTTCAGGTTTTCCTAAATCGTTGAATGTGGGGAAAGAAATAGATAAATTACAAGGTAATGAAAGAGAAGAAAAAGAAATAATTTTTCCAGATGGTTCTAAGCCAAGAAAAACAGCTGGACATTTTGTAGTTGGTGAAAATATACAAAGAAATACCAAATACACAAAAGGACAAACACAATACGAAGGTTGGGGAACAGGACTTAAACCAGCAAATGAACCAATTGTATTAGCAAGAAAACCTATTTGGGAAAATACAATCGCAAAGAATGTATTAGAATTTGGAACTGGTGGTATTAATATTGATGGATGTAGAATTGGTTATGTAGAAAATGATAAAACAAAAAATATTGTTAATTATAACTACAATTTAAAAGACAAACAAAGTGGGGTTATGTATGATAGTTATGATGGTGAAACAAAACCATCAACAGGACATAAAGAAAAAATAATGGTTTTTAATGATGAAGGTAGGTTTCCCACCAATGTAATACTTGAATGCACTTGTGATGATGATATTCACACCAATCCAGAATGTCCTTGTTATATTATGGATGAGCAGAGTGGTGGAACATCACGCTTCTTCTATCAAGCCAAGGTTAGCAAAAAGGAGCGTAATATGGGGTTGGATGGATTTGAGGAAAAAGAACGATTTAGATTATATGAAACTGATACTATAAAAAATTGGAGTGAAGATAGTATTAAATATCAAAAACGCAATCCACAAAAAAACAACCACCCCACAGTTAAACCAATCAATCTATTAACATATTTGGTTAGAATGGTAACACCCCCAAATGGTGTTGTTTTGGACGCATATATGGGTTCAGGTTCAACAGGTATTGCAGCATTATTGGAGGGTTTTAAATTTATAGGAATGGAAATGGATGATGATTACTTCAACATTGCTGAGGCAAGAATAAATAACTACGAAGAATATAGAAAATTATTAAAATGAATGTACTGAGTTTATTTGATGGGATGAGCGGAGGACAATTAGCCTTAAATAGAGCATATATTGAATATGATAACTATTATGCTGCTGAGATAGATGTAAATTCAATCAAAGTAACACAACACAACTACCCCAATACAATTCAATTAGGTGATGTAAAGAATGTTAAAGGATGTGATTTACCATCAATTGAATTGTTAATTGCGGGGAGTCCTTGTCAATCTTTTTCAACACTTGGAGATGGAACAGGGTTTGATGGAAAAAGTGGTTTATTTTGGGAATTTATAAGAATTTTACACGAAGTTAAACCCAAATATTTTTTGTTGGAGAATGTTGTGATGAAAAAAGAATGGAGGGATATAATATCAAAGGAGTTGGGTGTTGAACCTATAAAGATAAATAGCAATTTGGTATCAGCTCAAAACAGAAAAAGGTTATATTGGACTAACATTCCCAACATTATTCAACCTGAAAACAAGAATATATTTATTGAGGATGTATTAGATAAAGAATTTGATGATAAATATTGGTTGAGGAAGAACAATACCGACTTATTACTCAAAAAAGTAAGTATAGATAATGCTCCAAAGATTTCCTGTATTGACGTATATAACAAAAAAGTAAAGTTAGATAGGAAATGTCCAACATTAACTCTACCCCATCATAACTCAATTAGGTTATTACAGCGTGGTAGAATAAGAAAACTAACCCCAAATGAATGTGAAAGGTTACAGAATGTGCCTGTAAATTATACAAATTGTGGGATAAGTGACATCCATAGATATTCAATGTTGGGGAATGGATGGACAATAGATGTAATAGCACATATATTCAAAAACATAACCCAAAAATGAAAGAAAAAATTGATGAATATTTTACGAAAAACTATAAAAGACTAAAAGAGTATTTTTATAAATTTTGTTCATACCAAGAAAGGGAACATTTTGATGTAATGGTATCCAACTTATATCAACATATTTATGAAAACCAAGAAAAACTCAAGGGTATTATTGAAAGAGATGAACTCCAATTCTTTTGTGTATCATACATTTACAACCAACGCAATTGGAATGGAACAGAATATAAAAATTACATCAATATCAAGGAGAACTACAATGACTTATTGAATGAGGACTTCGTTATATTGAACCAAGATGTTGATTATGAGGAGGTATATCAAAAGGAGTTGGATTATAACAACAAATTGAACAAGATAAAGATAGGGTATTTAAACTTACCACTACACGAAAAGATTTTATACGATAAATATTTTATCCAAAAACAATCAATGAGAGAAATAGCTGGGGACATAGGGGTTAGTCACGTATCAATCCATTACTCCTTACAGAGTATAAAGAAAAAAATCAAAAACACTAAACTCTAAAATATATTTATAATTATGAAATCAGTAAATTTTGCAGAAGAAAGGGTAGAAAAAATAAAAGAATTGGGTTTTTTATTGAGTGCGTTAGATGGAAGAACAAAGGCGACTTCACAAGAATTAACTTTATTATTCAATCTACATAACTATTTTAACCCTAAACGTGCTGAATACTCCAAGCACTGTTCACCATGCGTAGCAAGAGTATATAAACAATGTAAAGCTATATACGAAGAAGTAAAAAATGAAATACAATCTTAAACAAGAATATAAAAATAAAACGATTACGTTTAAACCATCCAACCATACATCAGCAATATCTGTTAATCTTTGGAACATTAATGATATGATGGCTGAGTTATTGATAAAAAAGGGTTACACACACCTTTTTGACTTGGATGAGGTAATAACTCCAATCCAAGAAGAAAGTGTCACAGACGAAGAATCTATGCCATTGTACGAAGAAGTAACAACTCAAACGACAACTGATTGTGGGTGTAAAAATAAAAGAGGAACAAAAACTAAAAAATGATAATCCAAGATTTACGATATTTAATTAGAAGTAGTTCATTGGCTGGATTAGTACCTTATGTATCTAATTCATCATCATTCAATTTTAAAAATACACCAGTTAATCAAATTAACCCTGGTGAATTTTTTTGGAATCAAGAAGATAAAAAATTATGGTTAGGTTATCAAGACGCATCCAACAATTTGGGTGTTGAATTGATTTATCCTCAACCTGTAACTGGTGGTAGTGGTACTGATGTATTTGTAACAGGTGGGACATATTCAGCAGGTACGGCAACATTCACCAACAACACTGGTGGAACATTCAATGTGACAGGATTTGTAAGTGCTGATACATTTACAACAGGTTTTTCGTATAATAATAATACATTTACGATTAACCAAAATAATGGTGGAGGTAATCTAACCGCTACAATAAATAGTGTTACTGGTTTAACATCAACAGGAACAATATCATCATCAGTAATATCTGCAACAACTTATCAAGGATTTGCAACTGCACGTTATTCAAGTGGAACTGTGCAAGGTTTTCTTCAAACTCATATATATCCTGGTTCAACATCATCAGGACACGGGCCTAATACAATGAGAGGATATTATATTACAATTGAAAAGGATGTAACTATTGATACAATCTATTGTAGAGCAACTGCGACAAATGCTTCAGCAAGAATTACATATGCAATTTATAATCTAACATCATCAGGATATCCAAATACTAAATTATTTAATTCAACTGAATTTACATTTGCAACTGCTGGAATACAAACTGAAGCGGTAAGTTTGACATTGAGTGCTGGAACATACGTTGTTGCATCAATTCTTAATAGTGCAAGTGGTACAATGGTTGGTGTTGGTAGACAAAATATGTATAATACAGGTATAGGTACTTTAGATTTTGGAGCTGGGGCAAACTTTCTACCACAAGGTTATACAGTATCACAAACTTATTCAACAACATTACCAACAACATTCCCAGCTGGTGCAACTTCAACAGGTACAGCAGCATTACCCGCATTATGGTTTAAAGTAACATAAAAATAAAAATATAATAAAATGACAACGTATAGAATTTATAAAGATTATTGGAGCACTTACAAAAATTTTAACTCAGCTCAAGATTGTGAAGCTTGGATATTAGCTAATTTGGGTAGTGGTTATAATTATGAAGTATCACCTGAACAAATACCCGAAGCAACACCAGCTGAAAGGTTGGAGGGTGATAAACAATTTGGTGTATCTCTAATTGATAAATTTTTATTAGAAAATAGATACTTCAATCCTCCAATCACAGACAATGAATCATTGAGTTTATTATATGAATTTAGTGATATTGAAAGATTAGCAAGATTGGGTAATATAAAGGGTGTTAAAGCTTTAATGGAAAACATACAAGTGGATGCAAGATTATTCACCCAACAAAGAAAAGATGAATATCTTCAAACAATAAACTCTTATTTACAACAATAATATGTCTTTAATAGTACAAAATAGTAGAACACTACTTAAACGTAGTCAAATAAGTGGAGCAACCCCAACAGTTAAAACGGGTAGCACTCAACATACAGATGGAACTTGGGTTGATACAGATATTTACCCTGGTGAAATCTATTGGAATATGCAAGATAGAATTATGTATATTGGTTGGGAAGACATAAGTGGAAATACAGGTACTGATGTATTGGTGACAGGAGCTGGTACAGGTAGTTGTGTAACAGATTTTTATGTTGAGAATGTTTTTCCTTGTAATAATTTATTAAATTTACAAGCTACTGATGGTACTAATTATGATAATAATATTAATATAACTGATAGTAGTTTCTTTGGAGTTACTCTTACATCAACAGATTTTACTACTACATCTGAGATTAACATAACTCCTAATGATGTTACAATAAATGGTGGTGGTAACCTACAAATAGAAGTTAATGTTCCTTCTATTGGAACTGGAACAATTAATTTTGCTAGAACAAATAATAGATTGCAATATGATTTAAGTTTAGGTAATACAACTGGAGCTACCCCAACAACAATAGCTATAATAGATTTTAGTGGGGTATTTGATTCAGTGATTACTATAAATGCAAATATTACTGCTGTAGGTAGTGGTGTTAATTTAGGATATGGTGCAAGACTATTTGCTGCATTCAAAAATATTGGAGGTGTAATTACACAACTTTCAACAACTGATAAGAGTGAGAAAACAGATTTTACAACAGCAACATCAGACATAGTTATATCGGGTACAGATATAATTATACAAGTTACAGGTGAAGCGGCAACAAACATAAGTTGGAGAAGTAATTTTTCTTATCATATCGTATAACAATCCTAACCAATAATTAACAATCAATAAAAATCTTATCTATAATAAAAACAGATGCCTTTACAATATAACCCTACAGATAGTCGTTTTTTGACTGTGGCTCAATCCAGAACAAACAATGGACAGAAAGATATTAGAATAATTTTAGACTTACCCACAAACGATTTTTATTCGTTAGATGATGATGGTAACTT